GGAATTCGACTTCATGCTGAAGTTTTCGGTCGATAGTTTGGACCCCGAAAAGACGTTCTCAAAGATGGAGCAGATGGCTAAAATCATCGCCACTGGCGACCGCAACGGAAGCGTAGATTACGACGAATGGTTGCAAGCAATGCTTGAGTGGATTGACCCCGCGATGGCCGAGCGCATTTTGATTCCGAAGGATGTTGGGCAGCAAAAAATCGTTTCCGAAATGCAGGACCTGCTTGCCAAGGTGTTCGCCGGTCAAGACCAAGACATCAAGGAAGGCACGCCGCCGGAAATTGGAATCCCGGTTGTGCAAAATTATGTCAACGGAGACCCCGTGGTTCAGCAGCGGATGCAGAACAAACAAGACCCGTTTGGTGGGCGCATTGAAAAGATCATGAAGCAATTGAACTTCGTTCTCGTGCAGCGGAACAATGCAAAGGTGGGCCGATTAGGCGCTTGATTTAACTCTTGACGCCCATGGATCGGGCGCTTGAATGTCCGTGTGGATTCCATACCGTGGTTTTTCTCCGGATTCGCTTGTGGCGCAATTATTTTTCGCCGGGAGAGAAACGTGGCGTTCGTTAAAAAGCTCATAAATTGCTTCCATGCCGGAGTCTTGATCTGGAAGAACTACGCAGGTTGCTCTGTGAACGGCGACGGCCATAAAACGATAACATTCAGAAACCAGCAGGCAGTTTTAGAAATAGCCTTGTCTGGCCCGAGACCATTCGAGCACGCCGCCCCAACCGACTTGGAATGGAGTTACGTGATAAAATCCATGCAATCGTGCAGGCATAGAAAAGGAAGCCATGTTGGCGATCTGCTTGAAATTCTGGAAGACTACAAAAATAACAAAGGCGGGAGATAGTTCTTGACGCCAGTTCCGCGCGTGGTTGAGTGGAGGAATGAGCCACAAAACGCAGGGTGAAATTTTAGCCAGTAATTTCAAGGCGTGTGACATCATTTGCAGTCGAGACGTTGATCGCGTAGCCAAACAAATCGATGAAGCATTTGCGAAACCACAGGCGCATGAAATTAATGCGCCGATTTTGGAGCGCATTCGCGGCTACCTAGGTAACGGAGGGTTGTTTAACCCTGAGATGATGGAGCACGACAAAGTTCGCGATCTCATTATGGCGTGTCGCGACGAAATCGAGCGGCTTCAGCACGAGAAGCACGAATTATTGAACGCATGACCCAACCCGCCTCCCAATCCCTAGCCAAGCTCCTGTCGTCCCACGATGCCGAGCAGCGCCGCATCATCGATGCCGCGATTGAAGACCTGATCGGCCACGAACGTTTTGCGCATTTCATCTCGGAGGTAATTTCACTGAGAGAGCTGTCGCTGTCCTCTCTTGAGGAAATCGAGGTCATCAAAAACGAGCGCGCAACTCTATGCGCCATTGCCGAGGCCGCTGCGTTCAAGAAGCTGATCGACATTTACACGGACAAGCGGGCGCAGTTTTTGGCTAGGGTGGCACAGGAGAGGGAGCGCGAGGCTGAGGCGGCGATGGAACCGTGAATCCCGATCCGCATGTCGTTCCCGAAAACGACCTGAATCCGCATGTGCTGTCGTCTGGCTGCGCGTGCAAACCAAGGTTCGTGAGCGAAGGAGGCGCGATAATCACGGTTCACAACGCGTTCGATGGCCGGGAACACCTTGAGGAAATATTCGGAGTCGGACGAAAAGAATTTCCTTGGGTGATGTATTACATGAAGCCTGATTCTAAGTAGTCATCTCGCGTGGCGTCGTTGCCGCACGCTCGCATACCTGAATCGCATCCGAACCGGATGCTCAGGAAGTGATAGCTTATGAAGGCTCAAGAGCGAGCACAATTCCCCCTAACCCCATAGGATCAGGAGGGAGTATGTGGAAGTAATCGCCCACGTTAGGACCGTCGCTTCGCATGGACATTGCAGCATATTTTATCGCGGTAGGTAAGACTCCGAATTTTTCCGCTCCTCTGCAATGAATCCCAGCGGGTTTTGCACCGCTGCGTCATTTACATCATGCCCCGGAATTGCACCGCCTGCATGATACCTTGTCTGAATCCAATTCAGCCCTTCTCGCGATAACGCTGTGTCGCGGATGCGTAGGGCTGATTCGTAAAAGTTTTGTTGAGACGACCGCTCGTTGCGCCTGACAGCACCGCGAAGACCTAGCGGCTCGGATTCGCCGTGTTCAGCGACGAAATTTAGCACCGCCTCAACAAAACTTTTAAAGAAAAAACCCGAGTGTCCGCTAGAACACCCGGGCCTTTCTCCCTTGCGGGATTTCTCTAAAGAAAGTCTCTTGTGCTGCTAGCGGACAGCTCTGACAGCCGTCACCATGATCACCCATTTTTGCAGGTCAAGCGGGAAATTTTAATTTCATTCCGTTTACGGGTGATATGTTCCGTCGCCTGAGTTGAGGGCTTCCTTAACCGGGTCCGGCAACCCTTGGTTTTCGATTTGCTCAAGCCGCGTTAGCTCGTCGCCCATAGCGCAGGCAACGGCGCGGCATCCGTCGTGGTGATAGTCGAGCGGGTTAGTCTTCGCGAAGGCGGATTTGTCCTCCACCCGGTAGACCACAGTGATGAATTTTGGGTTTCTCATGGCATCAGCGAGTTCTCTGCCGCGTTCGGCTTCTGAATGTTTTCGGTCGTAGTAATCATCTTTCACGGCTGTTCCTTTCGTTCTCTGCAAAAAATCCCCCACTCGCCCTCTCGTCAATACTAAAATCACTTAATCGCGACTTAATTTTCTTTCCGATTTTCCTTGCTAAACAGTATTGGGACTCATTCTCATTTAGCCACGGGGCATCCCCGGTGTCAGCAAACGCAACTTGAGCGGTTAATTCATGGAGCAAAATACATCAGTGGCAAACGCACCCGCCACTCAAACAACCGGCGCGGAGAAAGTAAAGTCGGGCAACATCAACGAAGGTCAGGCGGTTAGCATGATGCTGAAATTATCCCAGCAGCGTGCCAAACAAGCCCCCGTCGCACAAGCTGCGGAAAATGCTGCCCCGGAAGCGCAAACTGCGCCTGAAACGACTTCCAATCCGACAGCGGAGGCTTTACCGCCTTCTGAGACGGTAGCCGCCGAGACTCCTGAAGCCGCACCTGAAAACGCGACAGAGGAAGCCGCGACGGAAACCGATAGTGTTCCTTCACAGTCAATTTCGTTTACACCTGAACAGCAGGAGATTTTTAACAAGAGGATGGCGCGGGAAACGGCCAAGACCAAGGCGATCCAAGCCGAGGTTGAAGCCGCAAAAGCCCGCGTAACGGAACTGGAAAACCAGCTTAGAGGAAGCCAAGTTAATCAGCAAAACGGAAATCTGGCTGCTTCACCGCAACCAACGGTTGTTTCTACAAATCAACCGCTTCCGCAAGTTAATGACTTGTCTAGGCTCAACGAGCTGGAGATTAACGCAAAACAAGCCAAACGCTACGCCTCTCAGGTTTTGGAAGACCCGTCGCAATGGCGGAATATTCCTGTGCCCGATGGCAATGGCGGTCAGGTTGAGGTAAAGGTGCATTTCATAGGGGATAAGCCCTACACCGAGGCCCAAATGCGGAATGCCAAGTATGAGGCTGAGACTACGCTGGAAGACCATATTCCGGCCAAGCGCCAGTTTTTAACCGAGCGCCAGAGGTTTCAGCAGTCGGCTACGCAAAAGTTCTCGTTCCTCTCCGATAGAAATACGCCGGAATGGCAAATGGTTGAGGCGGCAAAGCGCGATCCCCGAAATGCAGCGATTCTTTCTATGCCAAATTCGGACTACGCGCTGGCGCTGATGGTCAAGGGTCAAAGGGCTATGGAGGCTGAGGAAGCGGCTGCAAAGGCCAAATCTGCGGCTCCCGTGGTCAAGCCCAAGATCGTGGCGCGTCCATCACCCGACCAAACAGCGGTTTCGGCTTCTGCGGCTGAGGCGCGGGCTCCTCTTGGGGGTCAGGCGCAACAGAGGCGTCAGGCTAACATGGCGAAATTGAAGGCGGCAGGTAACATTTCCAAGGAAGACGCGGCGAAGTTTCTACTTAATAACCGATGAAAACTTTTGCCCTTAGATGGCTCTTGCAACTTCTTACAACGTCAGTGGCGACCGTGAAGCCCTGACGAATTTCCTTACGATTCTCGATCCCGAGGACTGCCCAAAAACATCCTCGTTTGCCAAAGGCACCACCACTAATAACGCGTTTCAAACTTGGCAGGCCGACACGCTCGCCAATGTTGATTTCTCCGGCGTAGTTGAAGGCACCGACGTTGCCGCCTTCAATAACGAAGCCGCCAACCGGGCGCGCTTCGGCTCGTATATCCAGAAATTCTGGCGTCCTTGGATGGTGTCCGACATCCAAGAAGCCTCTGACCCGGCTGGCACCGACGGCGAAGTTGCCAACTCGAAGGTCAAGGCGATGCGCGAACTCAAGCGCAATATCGAAGCCGCAGTGGGCTCCGATAACGACATGCAGGCGGATACGGGTCTTGTCCCGTATAAGCTGCGCGGCCTCGGCAAGTGGATTCAGGCTACGGCCCAGACCACGCAGGCGGTTCCGACGCTGTTCCTGACGCCTTCTGGCAATATCAATTCGACGGCCACTGCCTCGTTGACGGAAGCCCTGTTCAACGCGGTGTTCCGGTCGATCTTCACCCAGAACGGCGGCAAGCGCAGCTACACGCTGTATGCCGGCCCTTCGCTCATCACGGCCATCAATACGTTCCAGCGGCAGGAGGGCTCCACCACGGCGAAATCCTACATGGTGACTCAGCCGGCGGATGAATTGACGGTCACGCTGGATGTCACGATCTACAAGGGCTCGTTCCACACGGTCACGATTGTGCCCGATCTGTTCAACGGTCTGGCGGACGGCGCGGCGGTGACGACGACCACGAACCAGCAGATGGCTCGCGGCTACGTCATCGATCCGACCCTCGTGGGCATCAACACCATGATTGGCGTGAACTCTATGGAGCTTGAAAATCAGGGCGGCGGTCGTCGTGGCCTCGTGCAGACGGCGCTCCTCCTGATGGTCAAGAACCCGCGTGGTCTCGGCAAGTTCAACGCGACGAGCTAAACCTTAACACAGGAGAAATACTAAAATGGCTGATACAGCAATTGTGATTTCGCCGACTCGCGTGTCTCCGCTCTCTGAGCAGGAGGCTGCGGCTACTGGCTTCAATACTAAATTCAATGTAGTCTACTCTGACATCCTTTATGGAACGGGTGCTTCGGACACGGTTACAATGACCCTCGGTGCAACTCCGGGCAAGTGGTATGCGGAAAAATGTTTGCTAAACATTGGAACCGCGTTCACGGGAATTACGGCTTGCACCGTAATTGTCGGAACCACATCCTCGACGGCGGCTTTTATTTCATCGGTTAGCATCCTTACGGCTGCTACGGTGAATCAAGCTGTCGGCGTTCCGGTGCTGACCAACACGACCGCAACTGCCGCTGTAAATCTCGTCGCTACCTTCACGGCAGCCGGGACTGGCG